TCACTATCGCAAGAAACACCAAACATATTATCAACTAACTGTTTTGATAAGTTAGCATATATTCTACTCTCAACATTCTTAACGAACTTGGCGATTGTAGTATTGTTTAATTCACGCTTCGCAGCTGAAGCAGCAGATTTAGCGTCATCTTCAACATCATTTTTTCTTTGATGTTGTAATTGATCTACACTTAGAACATGGGTACCATACCCATTACCGCTGAACGCTGGATTACCAAATTGAAAATCTAGTTCAGACGCTTGTACATATTTTATTGTGTTATCAAATGCCCACCCTAAAATCCATAATAACACCGCACCGAATAACACTATTTTGATTAGTGTTTTCATGCTACTATTTATAATAGATTACTTTCTGTGGGACTTCTTTTTCTCTAAATTTTCTTTGAGTTCGATAGCAGTTTTAACTTTTGCTTTTAATCGAATAATATCATTATCTAACATTCGAATACGATCTATAAGTGCAATTAAAACTGTATTTGCTTGACCTAGTTTAGTCTTAATTTCTTTTGTGATAAAATTATAAATGAAATATATGAAGTATGCCATTGCCACAGCAGCAAACATAGGAAATCCATATTCTTGTAATACACTAACTAGATCCATTAATCTCTCCTAGCATCTTTTTTACCATCAGCACGAGCAATTCTTTCTTCGTCTGGTGGTATTTCAAGTGTATGTGAAACTAATACATCAAGTTTGATAATATCATTATTCATATTTTTAACTCTATTATCTAATTGTGTAATAATAGAGTGCATGGTTTGTACTTGACCTATGACCGAACCTAAAATATATCTAAGAATGATATAGATGAATACACCCATGGCAAATGAACCTGCAACAGGTAAACCAAATTCTGCTAATATAATAAAAAATTGTTCCATGTAGTATTTATACCATAAAAAAGGGGTCACTAAGGACCCCTAATTTAAGTTGATATCTCAATGCTTAAAATACTATTTTTGTACCTACAGCATAGTTATTTTGATCTTCTTCACTTGAAGATACATTCTGCTCTAACTGATATTCAGCATAGACAGAAAATGCACCAGTGATTGGTTGATCAATACCAGCAGTTATGTAAGAATCGCCATCAACTATTTCGCCATATCCAACAGATATGTTTCCAACAGTTCCAACAACTTCATAACCTTTTGTTTCAGTACCAGAACTATCCTTAATAGAATAAGCAGCTGATATTGCAACATCTCCTAGATCGTGAGATCCAGAAACTGCCATGTAGTCTATTTCTGTATTGTTATCTTTTGAATAACCAACAGAAACTGGTCCTAGATTAGCAGATATTTCATATTTATCAATGTCTTTTGTATTGTCTGCCCCATCCATTTGAATAAGAGTAGAAACACTAGCAGGTCCAACACCGTTAGATATAATCAAAGTATTAGATAATCTACTACCTTGGTTTTGATCTGCGTTAGAACCATATACATTGAAAACATCTGTAGCGCCAGTGACAGCAGTAAATACTGAGTCTTGACGACCTACACTTAATTTACCTAGATCACCGCCATCAACTCCTAGATATGCAAGTCTTGATGAAAATGTATCTGATCCAGAGTCGTCAACATTAACGCCGACTTCTAGTTTACCAAAAGCATTTACATCTGATACTTCAGAAATTGATAGACCAATTCTTGAAGCATTATTGCCAGACTTCCATACACCGTTGTTTGAGGTATCTTCGTTGTAGTAAGCCATGTAGTTTAACTTACCATAAATTTTAGCGTTTACATCTGGTAGTGTCACCGTTGTTTCGGCAGACGATACACAGATCATCGCTGTCGCAAGTGCAAAAGCACCCACGATTAGTTTAATAGAACTCATAATGTTCTCCTTAATTTAATTTTGATATCTCATTGTTTCATAAAAACAATACTATTATTTATAAAAACGAATCACTTGGACATAAAAAAAAAGGGGTTGAGCGAAACCCAACCCCTTAATGTACAGAACAGGTGGAGAGATTAAGCGTCCTCTTCCGCCAGTTTACTGAAATAATCAAGCGTTTCATCGCTGTCATCATCAACTGGAGAGGATGTTGTATCTACTGTTTCTTGTACAACTGGTGAAGCTGTTTCAGTTGCAGGTGGGATCGCAACATCTTCAGCAGTTCCAGTACTTCTTGTTCCCATTAAAACTTTATCTAGTTTCGCTTTTAGCTCATCATATGACTTAAAGTTTTCTGGTGCAAGAAATGGTTTTAAAGGATATTGTTTATCCCATATAGATTCGATTGCTTCATCATTGTCTTCAATAGCAGAAGCACCATCGAATTCAGATTTATCATAATTCCAATAACCATCAACTTTTCTGATTTTAAGTTTGAAGTTTGCACCTTCCCAGAAATCAAATGGGTTGATTGGAGTTTCATCTTCGAATTCAGGTTTCATCGCTTCAGTAATCTTATCAAAGATTTTCTTACCGAACTTAAATAGTTTGATTTGACCTTCGTTTTCAGGATGTTTTGGATCACTAATGATTTGAATATTAGCGATGTATGATAGTTTTCTTTTTCTCTTACGAGCAATTTCTTTATCTGCTTCTACACCAGAATTCCATAGTAAACTATTTGCTTCACTAATAGGACATTTCTTGTTTAGAGTAGTAAGACTGTTCTCGATTAACCAGCCGCCAGGACCTTGAAAGGCATGAGACCATAATCTCGCCCATGGTAAATCTTCATCTTTAACTGCAGGTAGAAATCTAAAGACTGCATAACCATTACCAGTTTTATCTAGTTCAGGTTTCCAGAATCGATCATCTGCATAAGAATTCTTTTGTTTGGTAGGTTCGGCAACTTTTGATAGTTCGCCAATGAGTGTGTCTAGATTAGACTTTGACCTTTTGAGGGCCGCTATACTTGTATTCATATTGTATCTCCTTGTATGATTGTATTTGTATATATTTTGTGCTGTATAAATCGCACATAGTTATTTATAATACTTTTAAGTTTATATTATAACATTTTTTGACGATAGAGTCAAGCAATATATTACTCTCCAATGCCGTCAGTTGTACCTAAATGATAAGGTTCTTCTTCTTTTTCTTCTAGTTTTTTTATTCTTGATTCAAGTTCGGATATCTTTACATCTTTTTGTTGACATTCCGCTTCTTTACTGTAATATAATGCCATGTAATCCATTATTCGTGTTCGCCTCCTCTACCTCTAAGACTTGTACTAATCTTTTCTTTTTGTACTTGTCTGAAATATAGAGCGGTCAGTACGGTCATTGTAAGAAATAAAGCATGAGCAATAGCAGATATACCAAAAGCATAGATGCTCTCTATAATATAAATTCCAAATACAGCGGACCACATCCAGGCAAGTATTTGCATGGACATAAACTTAACTTGAAAGGGTAAATCTTTAAGAGCATTTATCCTATCGTTCATTATAATATCATAATAATTCTTTTTCATTATATCTCCTTAATCTTCTTCTTTAATATTTGTTTATATTTTGTAGTATTATATTTTATAAATGGTTTATATCTAACCATTCTTTCATATAATTTTGGCCATAATACTTTTTCTGTTATACTTTTATTCAAATGCCTAGAGAAGTTGAGTATATCATCTAGTATTATAAATGTTTCAAAGTTTATTCTTTTGGATAAAAAGTATTTCAATATGTAAGGATGTTGTCCTTGTTTTGAAATCATAATATCATTAAAAGATATATCTTTTGAATTCATCTGTTCAATAATATAGTCTATATCCTGTTCATAATAATAACTTAAAGATTCAATCTTCTTTTGCCATAGTTTAAAGTTTTCATCACCAACTCTACCGATAATGTCACCAACCCATAAATTAGTATTGGTAACAAAATTACTAACAAAATAGTCAGCAATATCCCTATCGCTATAAAGTTTAGAAAGTTTATGAAAAAAATATCTATCCCGCCTTTTAGTAAAGGTACCCAACCTTGCCGTTGTTCTACCAGAGTGTTTATGGAAGTCATAAGATCGGTTTTTGCTTGTGAAGTGAAGTTTGACAGCCAAGTAGATTTTATAAACTTCAAAACCATTCATTAAATATTTTCTGTTTGTATAAACCTTGTTTCACAAAAAAAATCAAAACCTGTAAGATT